CGTTGCTACGAGCAGCAGAAAGGTGCAATCGTTGCCGACATCGGCGCAGGAGCATCAACCCTGTCTCGTGACGTTGCCTTCCGTGGTTACTTCGCACCGAAGATGATTGACGCAAATCAATTCATGAAAATTCCACAGGCTTAACTAGACCTAGCTAACAAAAGGGATATTGCAAAATGGCCGCGTTTACTCTCACGCACACGCAACGTCTAGACAACGTGGCTATTTTGCAGACCCTTGAATCAACAGACATTGCGATAGGCCAGACAATCATTGTTAGCGGCAACGCCGATTTTAACGGCACCTACATTGTGTATGCCGTACCGCTTTACCTATTTGAAGGCGTTGACGAGTACGGCGACTACCTTTTTGACACTAACGATATTATTCCGAATCAATTATTGGTCAATCAGGTTGCAGACGATTCTGTCCGTGCAGCTGCAACTGGCACAATCACCTGGACACAAACCTGCACCTGGGTAGTAGCACAAAACGTGCTGGACTGGCTCGGCATTGCCACAGCAAGCGCAAATGACACGACCTTCGTTACCACCTGCACGGCGGCGGCTAACGCTTGGGCGTTCCGTAAGCGCGTCGAGGCGGGATACCACGACGCGCTTGCAACGTCCCCAACATCAGCAGCAACACTAGGAACCACGATGTATGCCGGCAGCCTGTACCGCCAGCGCGGCAGCGTTGATTCTTTTGCTTCATTTGAGGCAATGGGCCAGACAGCGCCGACTGCTTCACTAGGCGAAATTATGCGCCTGCTGGGCATCAACCGAAGCCAGGTTGCATGAGTGCCACAGGCGTATTTGCAGAGGCTCAGGCGGCCCTAGCGACCCGTTTAACGGCACTAGGGATTGTGAACACAGCCGACCCACGTAACGCGCGCCCAATGTCGGTTCTTATTGAGCCACCATCGTTCACAGCGTTTACATACAACGTCTTAAAAATGACGTTTACCCTTCGCGTCTTGGCCGCCCCCCCAGGTAACCAAGACGCGATTGATTACCTGTACACCACCATTGACACGATCATCAACACCACCACCATTGATGTACTTGACGGGCGACCTTCAATGACAACTATTGGCGGGCAAGACATACCTTCATACGACCTCACCGTAGCTGTGGCAACTCAGCGAGCATAAAAAAGGAAACACATGGCAACCACTACTTTTCTAGGAAACGCAACAATCAACATCACCCCCACCGGCGGTGCCGCTGTTGACGTTTCAGACCAATGCACAAAATGCGAAGTGATGGTCGGCTTTGACTATCTCGAATCAACCGCAATGGGCGACACCGGACACCAAGCAGCCCAGGGCCTACAAAACGTCTCAGTCAACATGGATTTGTTCCTGTCTTACGGCGCCACAGAAATTGAAGCATTGCTGGCAGCTATCCAAACCGCTGGCAGCTGCACAATCGTCGTATCACCATCAGGCGCCACAGAGAGTGCCAGCAACCCAGAGTTCACGATCACGAAATGCACCACAGAATCCAACATGGCCATCATGTCAACTGTGGGAGAGCTCAGCGTTGCCTCGCTGTCGTTTACTAACGGCACCTGGGTACGCGACATCACCCCTTGATCTGAACCCTTAACCGTGCGAAGGAACCAATGCAACTATCAATCAAAATCAACACAGGCGAAGAAGATTTTGTTGTCACAACAAACCTTTTTCATATCGTGCAACTGGAACGCAAATATAAAACAAAAGCATCAGATCTAGGTTCAGGCGTCTCAATAGAGCAGCTCGGATTCCTAGCCCATGAAGCAGCAAAAACTGGCGGGTTCTCTCCCCCACTACAACTAGATGACTTCCTGAAGAAATTGGTCACGCTAGAAGTTTTGGAGAACGCGCCAACAAACCCCACCAACGGGGATCAGTAAGCCGATCACTCGCCGAAATACTTGTCGAGACTGGCTACTGGCCCCCATTTGATTTCACACTTCAAGACTTGAACACCGTGATTGATGTTCTTAACAAACAGAGAAAGGCCAGACAATGACGGTTTCAACAAACATTGAAATGGTCGGCCTAAAAGATGCTCTCAGGGATTTGAACAAACTGTCGCCAACCTTGCGTCGCGGAATAACTACAGAATACAAAAGCATTGTTGCCCCTGTTGTTAATGAAGCAAAAGCGCGCATACCTGACTTGCCGCTCTCAGGCTGGCGTTACTCATGGACAACTAATAGCGGTTTCAAAATGTTGCCCTGGGATCCGAATAAAGCAGCCAAACAGGTTAAGGCTGGCGTCTCTGGCAAAAAGCCCAAAGAGTTTCAAGGCCGCACAAGCAACCTGGCGGTTTTCTTTATCCGATGGTCAGGCACGGTTGACACCGTTTTTGATCTCACGAGTAAAGGTGTGATGGGCAGAAACCTTGGCGCTAAATGGGGGCGCCCATCGCGCGTGTTATGGCCTGCATATGAGAAACACAAAAACGAAGTTGAAGCAAATGTTTTAGAACTCGCCCAGGGCGCAATGAAACAAGTTGACAAACTAACTAGGGGGCGATGACTCATGGCAATAACCATTCCGATCATCACAGAATTTGCTGGCGCCGGCATTGATAAAGCAATTAAACAATTTAAGCAATTAGAAACCAATGGCGAGAAAGCATCGTTTGCTATTAAAAAGGCTGCTGTCCCTGCAGCTGCCGCGCTTGCTGGCCTCGGTGCTATCGCCCTTGACTTTGCGAAGGCCGCTGCTGAAGATGAAGTTGCTGCCGCGCAACTAGCAAAACAACTCAGGAACTCGACAGGCGCCACTAACGGCCAAATTGCGGCAATAGAAAAATACATCACAAAAACTTCTATGGCTACAGCGGTCACCGATGACAAGTTGCGCCCAGCCTTGACCAACCTTGTGCGCGTTACATCAGACACCGCACGGTCACAAAAACTGTTGACCACCGCCCTTGACATTTCGGCAAGTACGGGCAAAGACCTTGAGTCTGTGTCAATCGCCCTGGCAAAAGCAGAAATGGGCCAGTACACCGCGCTAAAAAAACTGGGTGTGCCAATGGGCGCAAACGCCACAGCCCAGCAAGACATGGCAAAATTTGGCAAAGCCTTAGCAAAAGTGCAACTTGAATATACCCAGGCACTTGAAGACACCACGCTTACAGAAAAAGACCGCACAAAACTTTTAGCCAAAGTACAAGAAGCACAAGAAAAACTAAACAGCGTCACAATTCAAGGCGCCGACTATGTCATAGACCTAGACAAAGCATTCGGTGGCGCAGCCGACACAGCAGCAGGCACAGCAGCAGGCGCGTTTGCTCGAATGAACATTGCTTTAAGCGAAACAAAAGAATCAATCGGCGCGGCCCTCTTGCCCGTTGTTCAGGTCATGGCCGACAAGTTCGCCGCCATTGGACAACTTGCACAAGAAAACTCTGGCCTGTTCGTCACCCTGGCAGCCGTTATTGGCGGAATTGCTATAGCGGTTCTTGCAGTCAACACAGCCCTCAAGATTTATGCGGCATACACAAAACTTGTGGCAGCTGCCACGTACCTCTGGAACGCCGCCCTAGCCGCCAACCCTCTAGTTCTTCTTGGCATTGCAATCGCCGCTGTGGTTGCTGCCCTAGTCATCGCCTACAATAAATTTGAATCGTTCCGCAACCTTGTTGACACATTATTTGACGGCATGAAAACAGGCTTTGCTGTCGTAGTTAACGTGATACGCGGCTACGTCGAAACCCTTGTGGCAATTTACAAAGGCTTGTTTAACGGCATCGCAGACATATGGAACAACACCGTCGGCAAACTTAAATTCAAAATACCAGGCTGGGTGCCAGGCATCGGCGGCAAAGGCTTCGAGGTTCCACAGATCCCCAAACTTGCTGAAGGCGGCATCGTCACAGGTCCGACAATCGCCATGATTGGTGAACGCGGCCCAGAGGCCGTGATCCCTCTCACAGGCCGTAGCGCCGGCGCAATGTCAACCAACGTCACAATTAACGTCAACGGCGGTGACCCACAATCGGTAGTCGCAGCGCTACGCACCTACATGCGCCAAAACGGATCTGTGCCCATTCGCGTAAGCAACATTTTCTAATGACTCTCGCCCAGTATTCGGCCTCTTACAGCGTTGATGACGGCATCACCTACACCGTCTTGAAAGACTTGATGTCAGTCAACTTGTCGGTCGGCGTACAAGCACAGCTGCAACAACTCAGGGCCTCAACCTGCAGCATCGTTTTACGGTACCCAGACGGCTACGACGATCCGATCACCGACCTTGTGCCAGGCACTCGCGTACTCATCAAAAACATTGTCGGCACAGAATTTGATGTGTGGGAAGGCAAAATCTCTGACGTCTCAGTCACCTGGGGAATCCCCTATGTCAACAACGTAGGCAACGCAGACTTTTTAGAAATAAACATCGAAGGCTTTTTTGCAGATCTTGGACGTATGGACGGCCTTGACTACGCAATGACAGCCACCACACTCACAAGCCAATTCACACAAGCAACCACACAATCAGGTGTCGCCTGTGCCTACATACCCACAACCGACGGCCGGTTAGGCCCAGCCACCACCGTTAGCGGCACCTGGGCCGACTGGGTGGCACAAACCGCGCTATCAAATAATTGTCGTATGCGCGACGGTTTAGAAATGGTTACAGGCCGCGTCAACATTGTGAGCCCGTTTTCTATTACTGCTTGCACCGTCAACTTTAGTGACACACCATCAGGTGACGACCAAAAATTTGATGTCATAGATTTTGACAGCCTGGCCGACAACTATTACACCCAGGTATCGGTCAACACGGCGTCATTCGGTACGGCAACAGTCACAAAAGCTGGGGAGACAGTACCGTTTCGCACACTCACCGTAAACACGCTGAGCCCGTCCATAAGTGTCGGCACAGATTTTGCCAACTATCTGTTAGGCAACTACCAAGACCCAGCCCTGGCGCTTAGCAGCTTGTCAGCAACAGCTGAACAACAAACCACAAACAAACTAGACCAACTTGATTTGTTGGGTGTTGCTAACTACCCAGGCAAAAGCATTGTTGTCACTTTTCGTGGCACCAACTATTTTTGCATTATTGAAGGCGTCACAATGAGTTCAACACCAGCAAGCACAAGATTCACTTTCTATGTTTCAGGCCAAGACCTAAACGCTTACCTAATTCTTGACAACACCAAACTCGGCAAACTTGACGAAAACAAACTGGGGTACTAATGGCTATAAAAACATTCACTACTGGCGAAGTGTTGACCGCTTCAGACACAAACACGTACCTCGCAAACAGCGGGCTCGTGTATATAAAACAACAGACCGTCGGCAACGCAGTTGCAACCGTCACCGTCTCGTCGGCATTTTCTACAGATTTTGACAATTACCGCATTACGTTTGCAAGTGCAATACCTAGTGCAACTGATTCATTTAGGTTGATGATAGGTAGTGGCGCAACAAACGACCACTACTCAACAATGAACTATGACCTTTTTAATGGGGCATCTACAGGCGTGATACGTGTAAATAATGGTGCAAGTATTTATGCTGTGTTGAATCAAGCAGGAGACAAAACTAGCCAATTTAGTTGCGACATTCTAAGCCCATTTCTTGCACAACCAACAGTAATAACAGGCGAAGCCTATGGCAGAGGTTATTACTGTGACTTTGGTGGAACAAGGCTTGCTTCAACTTCCTTTACAAGTTTCACTATTACATGTGACGGCGCAGGAACAATGACAGGCGGAATTATTACAGTATTTGGATACAGAAAGAGTTAAAAAATGACAAACCCACTAATACAAATAGACGACGAAATACGCGAAATGACAGACGAGGAATACGCGCAACATTTAATAAACATTGCAGAGGCGCAAGATGTTGTGGCGGATTAGTTTTGTAGCCGTACTCTTGGCAGGCATTCTCACAGCATGCGGCGACCGTGAGCGCGTCAACTGTGAACCACGCACAAAAAACAAAGCGCTGAGCGCCACCGTGCTTGGAACAACAACTACAACACCAGCGCCACAGTACGGCACAGGGGCCAAATGCCCATGAGACAAAAACCAAGATTTACCAACGAAGAAATAAAAGCCCGCATAGTTTTAATTGTCGCCATAGGTCTAACCGCTTCATTTGTTGGCTCAGTATTCACAATTCTGTACGGCCTGCTATTCGTTACACAGCCGCAACAAATGGCAGAGCTAGACGCTGCACAAGTATCTGTACTCTCGAGCATGTTGCTCACACTCTCAGGCGGGCTCATCGGCCTATTGGCAGGAAATGGTTTGCGCGACAAACCAAAAGACAAAGACAAACCCGAATGATTTACACCGGCAACACCGACGGTGCAGCTGTAGGCAAACGCGCCGGCACCGAAAAGTTTGTGGACATCATCAAGAAAAAAGGCTTCACTAACTTAGGCACCTGGGCCGTAAGAAACATGCGGGGCTCAGACCGCCTGTCAGTACACGCCACAGGTCGTGCAGCAGACATCGGCTACAAAGACAAAGCCACAGCTGCACTCTGGGCAGAATGGCTCGTAGCCAACTACGAAACATTGGGCATCGAAGAAGTACACGACTACGCCGGCACCACAAAACAAGGCTGTGAAAAATGGGGTCGCGGCTGGCGCTGTAACCGTGACGGAAAACCCGCTTGGAAAGACTGGACAGAAACCGCAAACGGCGGGACGCCAGGCGGCTTGTGGCTACATGTAGAACTCACGCCCGAAATGGCAGACAACCCTCAACTACTGGTTGAGCGTTGGAAAACCCTCACCAAACCCATTTAACTTTCCGTTCACCTTGTAACCTATTTGTAATAGGCAAATAATCCATTTGTGTCTAAAGTCACGTCAACATTTTGACTTGGGGGCCAATATGCCAATGGACGAAACGCACTTGTCGGTCATACTTGATTTGCTCAAAAACGGGGAAATGACCAGCGAGAAAGCCACCGCTGCAATCGCCCGAATGGCCGAACACCAACACGTCATTGACCACGGCGAAGAAGCCAGATTCAAAAACCTGTACCGCGAAGACATGGCACCATTCACCATTGACAACTACCACCGCCCATGGCTAGTTGAAGACGTGCAGATGCTAGTCACCATGAGAAAGGCCGGCACAGACTTTGCCAAAATAGCCCGCAAACTCAAAAGAACAGAGCGCGGCATTAGGTCACGCTGGGCATTTGAAATGCTGCTCGAGCGCGAAGCCAACCGATCTACTGCCCTGCCGGTCGCCTCTGAAGTCATCGAGCAATGTTTTGCAGAGCTGCTAGACGAACGGCCTCAGGATTTAACGAGCTGGTACGTCGCCGCACGTAAAGACGCTAACACCCCCCGCCCGCAGAGCACGACCTAGAAGGTGCTTGACTAAATCACATGTATGAAATATGATGACAGGAAATATAAACCCCTGTGACGGGATTCACGGAACGCTTATTATGGGCGCTGTCGGAAACGGCATATTCCATAAGGCCTACTAGATCCCGTTTTTTCGCAAAACCGACCTTTTGATGACGGGAAAAAAAATGAAAAATGACCGAAAGTGTGAAGCATGCGGCCTGCCAATGCTGTGTGGCCAAGTGCGTACTCACGGAGTTTGCGATCCATTGCACCCAGCATACGCCAAAACCTATGACGGATTTGCCAGGGCCTTAATTGGCTCACAAACCTCAGCCAACGCCAAATGGTCACCATTGCAACAAAAAGCTGTTGACGCCGCTATTGAGCGCGTAGCCAAAAAACACCCCGAGTTCACCGCTGACCACATTTGGCTGGAACTAGGCGAAGGGTTCCCTAGCAGTAAAGGCATGGCCGCGCGACTCACCGCAGCTGCCAACAAAAAGATCATCGAGCAGACGGGCGCGCTGGGACATTCCACACGCCCAGGCAACCACAACCAGCGCCTCTCAATATGGCGCTCAACATCTAAAGGAAGTTCTATGAATCCACTCTTTGTCCCTCTAGCCGGCGCAAGCCATTAGGCGAACCGTAGTCACCGTGCTGACCATCGCTCTTCTAATGCCGGCTACAGCCACAGCGGCGCGCCCTGTCTCATGTCCTACCTATGAGAATTTGGCGCGCGCTGTCGGTTGGCCTCGCACGGAAATGAAACGCCTCACATATGTGCTTGCCAGGGAGTCATCTTGTTTTGCGCGCGCCTGGAATAAGCAAGACCCGTTTTCTGGGTCGTATGGCCTAGCACAACTCAACGGCTCAAACAAGGGTTTCTTCATCAAAGAAAAACTTGTGCACAAATCAATGACCGAACTGTTCAACCCAAAAAAGAACCTGACAGCAGCTCTAGCACTTTGGAAACAATGCGGCTGGGCCTGCTGGGGTTTTAACAAGAAAGGAAAAGTAAATGAGTATCCCCGCAGAACAACTGTCGCTCATTCTCGAATTGTTCCTTAACAATGAAATGGAAAAGCGCGACGTCATTAAAGCAATTCAACGCCTGGCGGTGAGCGCTTTTGAAGCAGAGAAATCTGCAGCAAACTTCAAGGCGCGTAACGCTGCACAAAATTGGTCTAACGCAAAAGACTATTCACGTTGGACTGAACGCGATGAAAACCGCATGATGGAAATGCGCGCCCAGGGCTACGAGTACGAACTTATTGCCCGTGAGTTACGCCGTACCACACGCTCTATTCGCACCAAATACCTAGAGGTACGCGACCGCGAAGCAGTCGAAGCCGCTACCCGTTTGATTAAAAAAAGGAAAAACAATGCTGTCCCAGCCGCTACTGAATGACATGAAGAAACTGACCACCGATATTGAAACGCGGATCATTTGGAATACCGCCTTCAATGATCCTGACGAGGACACGCAGTTGCTTACGCGTTGTGCAATCGTGTTGGCCGCAATCATTGGCATTGTGCATGAAGAAATCAAATGGCAAGAAGTCGCCGACCGCATTTTCCTAGATCGACACGATGATGCTGCCAGCTGATTATGAACCCGTAGATTTTCGTATCCACAGGTTCTATGACCGGCACCCTGAAGGCCGCATTCTCACCGAACTGCATTCAGTAATTCGTAACGATGACGGATCGGCGCGCCAATACGTTTTCAAGGCTGAAGTGTTCCGTGACATCAAATCACCGATCCCAGACGCCACAGGATTCGCTGAAGAAACCGTCGGCATATCTACAGGCCCACGCGCTTCCCTACTAGAAACCTGTGAGACATCAGCAATCGGGCGCGCCCTGGCAAACCTGGGTTTCTCACCTAAAGGCTTTCGTCCTAGCGCGGAAGAAATGCAGAAAGCCTCTAGACATGCCCACCCTGCTGCAGCTCACGTTGATGAGAACGCGGTGCCGGCTGAAAAAGCATTTGGCGCAATGGAAAACAAAGGCAATGTTGTGCGCGGATTAGCAACAGAAAAACAGATTAGTTTCGCAAAAGCGTTAGCCAAAAAGAAGGGCTATGAAGCCGAATTTGATCCTGACATGAGCATCGGTGAAATGGCGCGCTTTATAGACCATCTCAAAACCATGGCGGATATCAAGTGAGCGAAGCAGAGTTTCAAACATCGGTCATCTCTCTTGCTCGAATGTACGGCTGGCGCGTCCAGCACTCAAGGGCCGTACAAATGGCCAACGGCAAATGGTTAACACCCATTCAAGGCGACGCCGGCTTTCCCGATCTGATCTTGGTGAAGCCTGGCGCACGCGGCGGCATTATCTTCGCTGAACTCAAAAGCGATTTGGGCCGTGTAGCCGCCCATCAACGCGACTGGTTGCGCGCCATAGACGCTGCAGGTGGCGAAGTGTGTGTATGGCGCCCAGCAGACCTGCAGACCATTGCGGAGCGTCTCAGCGCCCTTAAAACGAACGTGAGAATGAATACATGACCTTTGCAGAGGAATATCAAAACGAACTTGTACAAATAAAGAATTTCACTCAACGGCCACAAAATGCCAGAGATCCATTAACCACCGAACAAAAAAAGATCGCACAGAAACTCTATTCGCGTCGCCAGCATGCTCGATCTCAATACGCGTTCAATTACATAAAAAGAAACCTTCCAGAGCTTCACCAAATAATTAAAAATCAGGTCGAAAAGGACATTCCGCTATGACCATCATCAGAGCACCACGACCACATTCCAATTTCACGATGCTGAAAAATGAGATTGTGCGCGACTCAAAGATCACTTATCGTGCGCGCGGACTACTCACCTACCTGCTGTCACAACCCGATCATTGGCGCACCAACTCTGACCGATTGTCATACCCAGAAACCGAAGGCCGTGACGCCATTCGAAGCGCGCTCAATGAACTGTCCAATGCCGGCTACCTAGTGCTACTAAAACGGCAGCGCGCTAACGGCACCTGGGTAACTGAATGGCTTGTGTATGACGAACCGACACCTAACAGGTCTGTGGACGATTTGTGGACAACTCTAGAACCATGCTTTCCACCGACGCCTGAAAAGCCGACGTCGGTTTCTCAGGCGCT